TTCCGCAGGATATGAAACCTAGGCTTCTAGAGCTCTCATCCTTGGCGCGTCGCTATCGGTCAAAAACTTCGTCGTCCAGTCCTTTTGCGCAAGCAAATGAGGAGCTAACAACAATTTCCCTGACTCTCCGCAGTATGGGAGTGCCAACCGCCGCTATCGCTGAGGCTGCAGGGGTCTCGTACCGTGCAATGGCTAAGAGATTGAGTAAGAATCAAAAATGAAAACGTATAAGACACAAAGCGGTACCTACAAAGAGGAGGACCTCGCTGTTGTAATCTGGGTAAACCCGAAACACCTCAAAAAAGCAAATGCTCGGTTCCTTGAGACCATGACCTCTGATAGCTCCCCACACCCGATGGCTTTTCCGATTACTTCTTTGACTACCAATAAGATGTGGCGAAATGCTCGGATCGCTAACACCAAAGAAGATGTCTACGCCCTTATCGGGTCTACCGAACGAAACAAGCCGCTTCTCGTGCCACTCCCCACGGCAAGAGAGGCTTTGGACTGGACAAGCTTTTACGTCCCCACAGAGTATGTGGATATGTAATGCAGAAGACAATAGATATTTTCCCGGCAGTATTGCGCCTAGCCCCACCAGGTTCGCTGGAAAATATTACAGACCTACCGGTCAGGGGTGATGCCCCCGCCGGGACAAGAAAACTGGATCGAGCACGGGCTGTGATTGTCCAGGGCACCCTTTACGTTGCGGTCGACTCTCCTACAGGCCCCGAGGTTGTTTTTAGGGAAAAGGTTGAGGAGCAGCACCACGAAAAAAAAGTTTCCCATGTAAGGACAGTTTCAGGTAAGATAATTGTTATTAGTAAAGACGAGAACTGCGGATGCGGCTCTCGCTTGAGAGGCTGGAACCCGTTCGGCTTCTTAGTATCATCATCGGAGGATCCTCTTGCATAGAGAAAATTTAGTGCGAGCCATAGAGCTTGCCATTAGAATGAGTGACAAAGACTGCGAGCACCACGCTCTGTCTGAAAGACACGCTCACGAGTGCACTCAGTGCACTGCTGAGATAGCTGTTGAAGCCCTAGAGAACAGGATTTCCCTTCCGTGGAATACGTCATCCTCGGTCTAGCCACCTACAGGCTTACCCGTCTGTTTACAAGGGACACAATTCTTGAGTCTTTTCGCAATTGGTGGTGGTCCAAGTTTCCCCCCGAGAAAAACCCTCTAGGCTATCTGCTTACATGCGAGTGGTGTTTGTCCTTTTGGTTCGGGTCACTTGTTTTTGTGTGTTATATGATTAGTACAGTAACTGTTTTAGTTGTGGTGCCTTTTGCACTGTCTGCTATTGCAGGCCTGTTGACCGCGTATGAGGACAAATAACTCATACTCCGCAACAACTGACAAGAGGAACAAGTGGGCATATACACTCGAGGCGAGTCTGATGACTCCACCCCGACTCCCCCAAAAGCTAAAAGCCAGGGCATCAGGACCTCCGGCAAAAACAGTTCCCGGTCTACTCAGTATGTAGTCAACAAAAAAGTTCCGCAGCCTTCGGCATTCTCTAATCTTTTCATTGCCAACTCTCCAGCGTCGTCTGTTCCCTATAACTACCCTCGCTCGATGACAGCGGCTGCTGCTCAAATGAAGGTCAACGACCGCGCTGAGTTTGAGCAGTTTAAGTCTCGCCGCTCCGCTTCTTCCAGCGCTTGGCAGTCTGAGGCCTGGGAATATTACGACGCAATCGGGGAAATTAAATACGCTTTTAATCTTGTTTCATCAGTAATCTCCAGAATCCGCATTTATTCAGCAACTGTTGACGACCCCAGCCAGGCTCCCATCTCAGTACACGAGTCTGGAACAATTGAAGCCAACCTTGCTTCTGCTGCAGAGCGTGCTCTAGCCCGTCTTAGCTCTGCGTACGGCGGACAGGCTGGTCTTTTGAGAGACGCCGCCTTGAACATCTCTGTCACAGGTGAGTGCTATCTCGTCCAGTTCCCAGCTCGCATTGGCTCCGGGGAACCAGAGTCCTGGGACGTAAGATCCGTTGATGAAGTCCTTCCTGACTCTAAAGGTAACTTTGCTGTAGCCGGACGCCGTGAGCAGCTTAGTGGCCAGGGGGCTTCTCAGGGAATGGGACTGTACCCACTTCCTAAGTCAGCTTTTGTTGGGCGCATTTGGCGATCACACCCTCGCTTTTCCGATGAAGCAGACAGCTCCTTGCGCGGTCTTCTTGACCTGTGTGCTGAGCTTCTTTTGCTCAACCGCACATTCCGTGCAACAGCTCGTTCACGTCTTAACGCCGGTGCTCTCTACCTGCCAGACGGACTTTCCGTTGCCGCCCAGGCTGACCCTAACTACCCCTTTGATGATGAAGATGGCATGGGCGCTTCGTTTACACCTGAAGAGGCAGAAGACGAGTTCGAAGAGCAACTGATTGACGCAATGACGACCCCCATCAGGGATGAAGAGTCTGCAAGCGCCGTTGTTCCTTTGATTATCCGTGGACCTGCCGAGCTTGGTGACGCAATCAAGCAGTTCAAGTTTGAGCGTTCCTTCGACCCAGCACTGGCTGAGCGTTCGGACCGCGTCCTTGAGCGCATCATGCAGGGCCTTGACGTTCCTAAGGACATCGTTTCGGGAATGGCGAACGTTAAGTACTCCAACGCCCTACAAATCGACGAGAGCCTCTACAAGGCGCACATTGAGCCTTTGATGCTTCTTATTGTCGACGCGCTTACGGCTGTCTACCTTCGCCCCTACCTTATTGCTCAGGGGTACCCAGAAGTTGACGTAAACCGTCTTGTTGTTTGGTATGACCCCAGCGCTGTCTCTACTCGTAATGACCGAGCAACAGACGCAGACGCAGGGTTTGACCGGGGAGCAATCAGTTACGACACCTGGCGACGGGCTCATGGCTTCTCCGACCAAGACGCACCCAAGCCTACCGAGGTAGCCCTCCGGATGCTCCAAGAGCGCGGAGTTATCACGCCTGAGCTTACCGAGGCACTTCTTGGTGTGGTTGCGCCTGATGTCATGGAAGCGGTCCGTGGTGCCTCTCAGGGCGCTTCCGCAGGCCCCATCCCCCCTGAGCTAGAGCAAATACTGCAACAGGCAGCTGGCGGAGCCCCCGCAGACCCGGCTGCTGAAGAGTCAGAAGCTCCGGCAGCTCCCCAGGAGGAATCACCCGGAGCGCAGGCCGGGCAAGAGCCTCCAGGCCTGGGTATTCCCGAGGTAGCCCCGTAATGGCAGACCCAAAAGAGGTATACGCAGCTCTTCACAAGACTGAAGAGCTTCTTGCCGAGATGCGCAAAGAGGCCCGGGAGCTTTCTACTAAGAAAACGGGAGCAGGAACCCCGGCTCCTAAGAAAGATCGGGTCAAGGGGTCTAAGAAAAACCCCAAAGGTTCTGCATCCGGGGATAAAAAAATTACTTTTGACGCCAAAACTGAGACAGCCATTAAAAACAAGGTTGAAGAGCACAACAAGACCGCTAAAAAGGGCCGTAAGGCCACCACAAGGATGCTCAAGGCAGTCTACCGCCGTGGAGCTGGTGCCTACAGTACCTCACACCGCCCCGGAAAGACTCGCAATCAGTGGGCAATGGCTCGAGTAAACGCTTTCCTCAAGCTTTTGCGCTCTGGAAAGCCCTCCAAGGCTGCTTACACTCAGGATAACGACCTTCTTCCCGCTGCACACCCTAAGTCTTCAAAGAAAAGCGCTTCTACCCTTACTGCATCGGGGCTGATACCCGAAGAGCAAGCCTTAGCAGATGCTTTGGCGGAGGTTGTAGCAGTCCACGGCAAGTTTGACCAAGACGGTGACGGCGTTTGGGCGGGCTACACTCCCGCAAACGAAAACGAAGACGCCGCAATTGGCGTTAAGTGTTCAAACTGCGTTTTTTACCAAGGCGGAGACCAGTGCGGAATCATCAGTCTCAGTGTTGAACCAGAGGGCAAGTGCCGCTTTGCTGTTTTGCCCGAGGGGGCCGTCCAGGGAGACAAAGTCCCCCTTCGAGACCCCGAGTCTCTCGATCTTTTGCTTGCCTCTGCGGACGCTTCCGGCGAGTTGGCCATCTCACTAAAGGACTATTCAGAGTATAATTCTGTAGAAGAAACAGTCATCGCTTTAACAGAGGCTTCGGGTATGGGATACGACGCAGAATTTGCCATTAAGGCGGCTTGGATGCGTGCAGTTAGAAACGGAGAAGACCCGTTTGAGCGGGCAAAGCAGCTTGCGCTAAACCCCGCTGGTAGCCTTGATGTACACCTTCTTCCTGCAGACTGGGAGGACAGGTAGTGTCTGATAATATTCCCGTCTCCCCCCTTAACTATCACGGTTCCTTCGAGGACGAGAATAATCAAATTATTGACGCGGCTCTGGAGTTTGCACATGATGCCAACCAGGGCTATACGGGCACCCGGGTTGCCACAGACGGAGTAGTTCTCGACGTTGCCAGGCGGACTCTCCGGGAACTAGACAACCATCCTTTCTCTGTTCGTAAACATCTTACTTTGACAGATGTTTCTCACTTTATTGTTTTGCTTCAGAAAGACAAGGCTGTTACCGCCTCGGTCCAGCACACCGATCTTCTCCCCGTTGCCCACCCTCGGTCTTCCGCAGAGCACGAGCTGAGTAACCAAGATCTGTTCGCCGCCAAAGCCCGCTGGATTGCCGACGACCCGTCTATTAAAGACGAGGAAACTCGTGCCATGGTTGCCTCGATGCTTACGGCTCCTGAGGGCTCTGCTGAGCGCGAATATTACGCAACCAGGCTTGAGAACAGCCCCCAGGGGGCTATTCCTGTAAGAGCCTTGATTGCGGCGTTTACCGGCGGCCTAGGCGCTAACAAGGGTTACTGGATGCGCCAGCGTCGTGACCGTAAGGGTCGCTTTGCTTTCGAGGGCGGTGGCCTTAGTGTATTGGTCAAGGGCAGCACAGGTGCTGTTCGCAGGCTGACTGGTCGTACTGTTGGTCCGGGTGTTGGTGAAAAAAATGACTATTTTGATATGGAAGTTTCTCCCGGAAGCCTTGTCCGTGTTCCAGCATCTGCAACCGAGTCTTCTAAAGCGTACTTGCCTAGCCCAAACGCCCCGGACGGATACAGCCCTCAAAAGGCTCGGGTCCAAGCTGGCGACCCCGTCATCGACGAAAAAGACTTAATTCGTCCTGATGCTCCCAGTGGCTTTAATAAAGTTGCCGACGGAGCTGATGTCGACTCTCCCGAGGAAAAAGAGTACTATGGCGAAGACGCCGACTTTGGTACAGTGTACGAAGACGAAAATTATACTGTCCGGCAGTTTGACTCAGGGTCTTCCCCCGTTGCCCGAGACAATTTTAACTTGGCTCAGGAAGCCGAGCAGTCTTGTGGGCTCACCGCAGCCGGTGAGGGCGATAACTGTCCGATTAAAACTAGTGGCGCTGGTGAAAACGGAAGCTTTGACCCAGAGAAGCCGGTTTTGTTTGTCAGCCGTACAGACGACGCGAGCAATCCTGACATCTTTGCGGCCTCCCAGAGCTGGGCGGACACCCTAGACTACATTCGTCAGGATGAGCCTCGGTACGAAGCCGAAGATAGACCAGCCCCTTACATCAAACTTGGTGACCCGAGTAGGCGGGATAACCTTGACCCCACTAGGCGCGAAGAGGGCCCACGCGGCCCCGATAATAGAAGAGTCGATCCACACGGCTTTATTATTCCGGATAAACCCGGCCTTATTGATGGCACTGGGCGGCCGGACATCTCTCCGATGCGCATCCCCCTCCCGGGCCCCTGGAACCCCCGCATTCCCGGCACTGGGCGAAGGCCCCGCCCCGGAGGAGGCCGCGCTCCTGGCGGAGGCGGACGCTCTCCCGGAACAGGACGCCGCTGGGGCTCCAACGGCCCTAACGAGGGCCACGCTCCCTACCCAATCCCTGGGCGTCGTGTCTACCCCGGCGAAATTGCGGACATGCGCGTTGGATCAGAGATGGAGCAATATCTCGGAGGATTCCTTTCGACTCTCTTTGGAACAGCAAAAAAGCGACAGCTACGAAAAACTGGTGCTGACGAGTGGGTTGACCTGGAGACCGGAGAGACTTACACTAACGATCAAGTCTCAGAGATGGCCGCAACTAGTGGTAAAGATAGTTCTCCTTTTACGGGACTTGCGACAGGACCCGAGGTACGCCCCGGAACATTTACTAAAATGATGTCAGGCTCGCTTTTTAGCGAGCTTCCCACCGGCAGTGAGCTTAATGATCACCTAAGACTTTTTAACGTTATGACCCAGTTCCGCAAGGTTGGGTATAACCAGTGGCGTCGGTGGGACGGCAAAATCTTTACAGATGCTGAGGTGCAAAAAAAGAGCGGCACTATGCAGATTGACCGAGTTGGAGAATTTGGTCCTGGTAGACCCCCCGGTGGGGAAGTATCAGGAGAATCCTCTAAACCAAGACTCCCCAGAGGTCCACTGACCCCCGAAGAGCTGGCCGAGCTTCGCCCCGGATCCCTTATTTCTATACCTGGAGAAGACGATCAACCTCCTCGCTTCTTTGTAAAAGTAGGCGAAAACGACTGGCGCGAGATTGACCCAGAGAATTTTACGTCAGACCCTGCAGTTTCTTTCACTGATGAAGACATTCTCAACATGGGTAAGGACATTACTCTAGAGAAAGAGCCAGAGGCCTACGAACAGGGGCAACTAGGCATGCGTCCATCAGATCTTTCTCCTGAGGCCCTGGAAAACCTCCCCGAGGGCACAGTTGTAGGGACTTCAGATGAAGAAATTGATAACCTCAACATTCCCCGGCAGCCCTATGCGACTGAAGAGGCGTACCAAGCAGCCCTAGAAGAAGCCAAAGAGTTTTACCGCCGCAATAGGTGGCGTAAGCGTGGTCCCAACGAGTGGGTAAATGACTTTGGTGAGTTTGCTACAGACGCAGATATTGCAGACGGAAAGAAAACTCCTGGACTTATTATCTCTCTCGGCGATGAGGTTAGCACCCCCGAAGGCTACTACGATTTAAATCGAGAAGAGCTTTACACGCCTACAGGCGGCGCAGAAGGGCAAACCTCACCTGACTTCACCGATGACCCCGCAGAGCTGGCTCAACGTTTCTCAGAGGAAGAGCTGCAGGCAGCCCTTAAAGAAGCCCTCGAGAACCCCAACGGTTTTGGCTATCTAGAGTTTGCAGAAGGCGACGAGCCGGTGCCTGCAGAAGCACTGTACTATGCCTTGGTTCGTAAGCTCGGTGTCGATGTAGCAGATAAATTTGTCAGCGTCGTTTATGGTGAAGGGCGAGCCTTTGACGCAGAGACTGAGCTTGCCCGAGAATTCCCCGACATTCTTAGTGATGACCCAGGCAAGCGCCAGGCTGCTCTTATCGAGGCTTGGAACACCCAATGGGGGCGCTCCAAGTTTGCACTAGATAGAGACGGAAACTTCACTGTTACCGGTAAAGACAATGACAGCATTGCCACTCAGTATCTGCTCGACAAAATCAGGGCAGAAGAGTGGGGGCAAGAGTTTCTTAACGACTTCCAAGAGGAGTATGGCGAGGTTCTTAATGACCGCACTAAGGCGGCAATTAAAGATCTTTTCAAGGCTTATCCAGGACTAGAGAGCTCCGACCCCAAAGAGCGTGAAGCCGCAGTACTCAGGGCTCTAGACGATTTAATTAGTGACGACGAATATGTTGCTGATGAAGACGGAAACATCGTTGAGGTGAGCCCCAAGACTGCGCTTACTAAACTTTTGTGGGACATGGCTCAAGAGTTTATTGGTGGAACATCCGCCCCTACTGGTAGAAAAGAAGAAGGAAATCTTCCTTCCGTGATCGAGGGGGCTTCCGAAGAGGAGAAAGCTGAGTTCGATAAAACAGGTGACCCCACTCCTTTCCTCCCTAAAGACAACCCCGAGTCCTTTGAAAACGTGTGGAACAACTACTACAACCCACTTCCCGAGCCTTATGACCCCAAAGACGGTCCTGACCAGATCAATCCGGTAAATCTTGCTCGTAAATTCACCCCTGATCAGCTGAAAGAGCAGCTTCGCGAGGCCATTCTTGATGGGAGTGGTTACGGTGTCGTTGCTTTCGAGGGCCCCTCCGGCGAGCCCATTGAGTTCCGAGTCCCAGCCGAAGCGCTGAGGGATGCACTGCAGCTTCAGGGCGAGGATGCAAACGCCTTTATTCAAGATATTTTTAACGAAAACCTTTCACCAGCCAAGCAGGTTCAAAAACTTATTGACGAAATTGCTGACCTTAAAGCTAGGCGTGATGCGGAGACAAACTCCACGGAGAAGGGCAAACTTACTCGACAGATTAACAAGAAGACCGCTGAGATCGGGATGCGCTATAAGGCTATTGTGGCTCTTAAAAAGCGCGAGGCCCAGCTAGACCGTCTATCCAAGCAGAGCAGCTTGTCTGACGAAGAGCGCCAGCAGGTTCTGGACAAACTTGAGCAGGTTCGAGCACGTCGGGAGCAAGAAGAAGGCATCTTCAATGGAGACCTAGAGCAGGGCGAAAGCATGACCCCGTTCGAGGAAAATGTAGATGCTGAGCTTGAGAAGTTTGACTTTGAGCAGGCCTCTACTCGTACGCCAGTCGAGCCCCCTGCAGCTGAATCTCCTGAAACGGTAGAAAAGGATAAGCCTAAGCCCGTTGTCTCCTACAAGAGGGTAGGCAACAAAGTATTCATCAGACAGCGGACTGGTCGCGTTATCACCAACAACCCTGAGTTTAAAGAGTTTATTAAGGAAAACGGTTTTGTCTACGACTCTAAAGTAGACAAGGTGTTTGAAATTTCTGAAATGGATGACACTGAATTTAACGAATTTATGCGTACCGTTCGTGACCGGTTCGGTATTAGTCTTGAG